GAATAGACCAAAATCTGCACAAGGAAACATAGATCTCTTAAATCAACTAAGAGCCAAGAAAGCTGCTCCAGCAGCTGCAGCTCCAGCAGTTGAACCTGCTCAAGAACCAGCAGCACCTGAGCAAGCAGAAAACGATTACGGTAAATCTATGCTTGATCAACTTGATAAAGATGTTCAAGATATCCAATCACAACAACCAGCAAAACCAGCACAAGCTGGTAAGGGTTTGATGAGAACCGCAACTGGTGAAAAGACACGTTTAAGAAAAGCAATTCCAAATGAACTTGCAGGTGTTGCAAATAAATTAGGAAATTTATTCAAGGCAAAAGAACTTGGCTGGAAACCAGGGACTGATCGCTCTGGAAAACCAAAAAATGAGGGACAGACAATGTCAGAAGAACATGAAGAACAATATGAAATGATTGATGATTTAAATGACGGTTTGACTGATGAGCAAATTCAAGAACAAAGAAAGAACTCAATCAAAGAAACAGTCAATCAATATAAAGGTAATATGAGAGAAGACGTTGATGCTCTATTCAACGGTGAATCACTCTCAGAAGATTTCCGTGTCAAAGCAACTTTGATCTTTGAATCAGCTGTAACATCACGTGTTGAAGCAATTCTAGAGCAAGTAATGGCTGACAACGAAGAAGTTCTTGCCAATGCATATGAAGATATGAAGGGCGAACTAACTGAACAAGTTGATGAATATCTCAACTATGTTGTCGATCAGTGGATGGCACAAAATCAAGTTGCTATCGAAACAGGTTTACGTTCAGAACTCGCTGAAGACTTCATCTCTGGTCTACGCGCTCTATTCCAAGAACATTACATCGAAATTCCTGAAGAGAAGGTTGATGTTGCAGAAACACTTGCAACAGAACTTGCAGATCTAAGCACTCAAGCACAAGAATATATTGGGGCACAAGAACTCGCAATTGCCGATCTTCAAGAAGAACTTAACACTGTTAAGAAAGAAAAAGCAATTAATAATTTCTGCGAAGGACTTACACTAGTTCAAGCAGAAAAAATGAAATCACTCGCAGAGAGTGTGGAGTTCACCGCAGAAGGTGATTTTGAAGAAAAACTCGCTGTACTACGCGAGAACTACTTCCCAACTAAAGTACAAGTGAGAAGTGAGGTAAAGGAAATTCAGCAAGCAATGCTTAATGAAGAACCTGAAGTAGAACAAACAAACTCTGTCATGGCTCGTTATGTTAAATCAATCTCTAAAACGGCTCCAAAAGCCTAATTCAATTAACTGAGGAAACACTATCATGTATATTAACGAAACATATGCAAAGAAGTGGGCACCAGTTCTTGATCACCCAGAACTCCCAGGAATCAGCGACCCTTACAAGCGCGCAGTTACTGCACTCGTTCTAGAAAATCAAGAGCGTGCCCTACAAGAAGAATCACGTTCAATGCAAAACCTATGGGAAGCATCACCAGCTAATGCCATGGGAACAGCAGGAATCAGTGGTCTTTCAGGCGCAGCAAACTCTGGCGTTACAGGCTTCGATCCAGTTCTAATCGGACTCGTTCGTCGTTCTATGCCAAACCTAATGGCTTATGACATCTGCGGCGTTCAGCCAATGACAGGTCCAACAGGTTTGATCTTCGCAATGCGATCAGTGTTCGCAAGTGCATCTGCTCGCGCTGGTGAAGCACTATTCCAGGAAGCAAACACTCACTCTGGTAATGGTACAGTGACTGCATTCAGCACAGCTGTCAACCCAGGTAATGCAAACAGCTCAATCTACGGTCTTGCAAACACAGGTCATGGCTTCACAACAGCCTATGCCGAAGATGCAACACTCGCATATATGGGCTTCCAGATCGATCGCGTTGCTGTTACAGCCAATTCACGTGGCTTGCAAGCATCATACACGCTCGAACTTGCACAAGACCTCAAGGCAGTTCACGGTCTCGACGCAGAAACAGAATTGACAAATATCTTGTCAACTGAAATTCTTGCTGAAATCAACCGCGAAGTTGTTCGTACAATCTATGCAACAGCAAACGTCGGTGTAACTGGCGTAACGGCAAATGTTGTTAACCTTTCAAGCTCCGTAATCGGAGATGCAGGTGGCACATCTGGTCGTTGGCAGGTTGAGAAGTACAAGTCACTTCTATTCCGTATCGAACAAGCTGCAAACAAGATCGCAAAAGACACACGTCGCGGTAAGGGTAACATGATCATCGTTTCAACCGATGTTGCATCAGCTCTTGCAATGACAGGTCTTCTCGATTACAACTCAGCACTAACAAACAATACAAATCTCGTTGTAGACGATACAGGCAACACATTCGCTGGTGTGCTCTTCGGACGCATCAAAGTCTATGTTGACCCATATTCTGTCGCTGGCGCAGATTATGTTGTTGTTGGTTATAAGGGTGTAACACCTTATGACGCTGGCTTGTTCTACTGCCCATACGTCCCACTACAGATGGTACGTGCAGTTGATCCAACAACTTACCAGCCAAAGGTCGGCTTCAAGACACGTTATGGTCTCGTTGCAAACCCATTCGCAACAGCAGCTGGTCTTGGTGCTCTAACAGACGGTACAAACGTATACTACCGTAAGTTCCAAGTGTTGAATATCAACCAGTAATAGTTTGCCAAACTTATAAAAATAATCAGGCAAAGTGACTCGGGGTGGATTCGAAAGAATCCACCCCTTTTTATTTCCCTAAATAAAATTATATCGATCTACGGAATTACTAGATGACAATTCTAACAAGAAATCCGATCAATACCGATTTGTTACAACCACACAAGTTTCAAATGGTATTTGATCGCATGCCAAATGTAACTTATTTTTGTCAAACTGCATCCCTTCCAGGAATCTCCTTGACTGAAGTTCAGAGATTCACGCCATTCATTGATGTTTTTCATCCAGGCGAAAAAGCAATTTATGATGCGTTTAATGTTCAGTTCCTGATTAACGAGGACATGAGCACATGGTTAGAGATGCACAATTGGATTCGCGGTGCAACTTTTCCAACAGACTTTAAAGAATATCGTGATTTAGCAAGAAACACTAAATCTGGCTACGAGCAAAGCCTTGCTAACAACAGACGTCCAGTAGTTTACACTGACGGAACTCTAACAATTTACTCAAATAAAAATAATCCAAGGTTTCGCGTGAAGTTCCATGACATGTTTCCAACATATCTTGGTTCTCTAGAATTTAGCGTGACTGACAACGCCGAAACAACAATGACTTGTCAAGTATCTTTTAGATTTACTTGGTATGATGTAGAAATATTGTAGTTTCGTTAAAACCAGACATAGTCATTATAACGAACTAATCAACGATTGTCAACTATTGTCTTGGTTGCTTTTTGAGTTGAATTATAGTATATTATTGGCATGAAAATAGAAACTCCACCGCTCGAAGAATTAATGTTGCAATGGGAAAGGGATTCCGAAGTTGATATTACGGAACCTGGAAAAGAAATTCTCCGCATCCCTTTGCTTCATAACAAATACAACAAATACTTGTCACTCCACAATCTTGCTGCAAAGAGAGCAGGATTGGAGTATGACAAACTCAAGCGTATGAAATGGATGTACTACAACGGCAAGTTAGACCAAGATGAATTGGATAAACTTGGTTGGGAACCATTTCGCTTTACTCTCAAATCTGACATCCAAGTCTATCTTGATGGCGATGATGATCTTGCTAAACTCAAGCGCAAGAAAGCATACCATGAAGAGTCTGCTGCGTTCTGCACCAATGTCATGAAAGAACTTAACAATCGTACATGGCAGTTAAAAGAATACATGGGATGGGAGAAGTTCATTCAAGGTGCTAGATGATAATTGAGCACGTTGTCGTTGAGAAAACCGATAACATCTATGTTCAGGTTCATGCTGAAGATTCCATTCTTCAGGAGATGTCTGAGTTTTTCACGTTCTCAACTCCAGGATACCAATTCAGTCCAGCATTTAGGAATCGACACTGGGATGGTAAAATTCGTTTGCTTAATTTGCGCACAAAGCAAATTTATGCAGGTCTTGTTGGCTATATAAAGACTTTCTGCAAGCAGCATAATTACACCATTGAGGTCTTAGATGAAGACAAGGAAGTCTTTCCGATCGACACGAAGAATCTATCAACTGCTCTCTCGCTTCCAATGGAGCCAAGAGATTATCAGTTACTTGCGTCTAGCGTCGGACTTACAAAGAAAAGAACTGTACTCGTATCACCAACCGCGTCAGGGAAGTCGCTAATAATCTACATGATGATTCGCCACCTGTTGAACACAGGTAAGAAGCGCGGATTATTGATTGTTCCTACGATTAATCTGGTTACACAAATGCATTCTGACTTTAAGAATTATTCCAGCAATAACGGCTGGGATGTCGAGAAGTATTGTCAGAAGATTTATGGTGGCGAGAGTAAGATACCAGATAGTGATTTGATTATCTCTACATGGCAGTCAATCTATGACATGCCTAAAAAATATTTCACACAATTTGATTTTATCATCGGTGACGAAGCACATACGTTTAAAGCCAAGTCACTGACTGCGATCATGACCAAGTTGATCAATTGTGATGTGCGCATTGGTACAACAGGAACGCTAGACGATAGCAAAGTAAACAAACTTGTCCTTGAGGGTTTGTTTGGTCCAGTTTTCAAAGTTATCTCTACAAAAGATCTGATTGAAAGAAAACAACTCGCCAATTTCAATATCAAATGCATCGTATTGAAATATCCAGAGCCAGTATGTAAGATTGTAAAGGGATTTACATATCCAGAAGAGATGAATTTCCTCACACAGCATGATGGTCGCAATGAATTCATTGCAAATCTCGCAATCAATTTAAAAGGAAACTCGCTCGTCTTGTTCACATACGTTGAAAAACACGGCAAAGTTCTATATGATTTGCTAACTGCACGTGCAAATGGTCGAAAAGTATTTTTCATTCACGGTGGTGTTGAAGCAGAAGATCGTGAAGCAGTGAGGCATATCACTGAACAGGAAAATGATGCAATCATCGTGGCAAGTTACGGAACGTTCTCAACAGGTGTGAACATCCGCAACCTACATAATATTATATTCTCCTCCCCAACAAAGAGTAAGATTCGAGCATTACAATCAATCGGTCGTGTGCTGCGCCTTGGAGAGAATAAAGAAGCAGCCACTTTATATGACATCGCAGATGATTTGAGGTATAATAACCATAGCAATTTTACTTTGAAGCATTATGAGGAACGAGTGAAAATCTATAGCGAAGAAAAGTTCCCATTCACAACAAACAATGTAAGAATAAATTAATGTCAGAACAAAAAGAATTAAAATTTGTACGATTTAAAATTATCCCAGAAGATTTGATTGGATGGGTGACTTATAAGGATGAATGTATTATAATAGAGACACCACTGCGCGTTGAAGTGGAAACTCTTTTTGATGAGGGTCGCCAAATCCTTGTAATGCAAGAGTATCTCCCTCAGTCGATTATTGAGATGCGTGAAGTTGAATTTGCTCTAGATGAAGTATTGTTTTGCACTCCTGTCAGAAAAGAGTTTCATGAACAATACGAATATGTTTGCGATTTCTTCTACAACAATACTACAAAACTACAAGATATTTCGAAGAAAAAGAAAAAATCTGTTAAAGAACAAACAGAGAATCTTGAGAACGTAGTCTCAATTTTAGAAGCATTGAAATCTAAAAAGGACAAACCAATACACTAATTTATGCCATCACACTACATCAACAATAAAGATTTCCTTCGGGAAATGACAAAGTATCGCCAGTCGATCCGTAAAGCCAAACGACAAGGACTTCCAAAGCCACAGATTCCTAGATATGTGGCAGAATGTTTTATGAAGATTGCCGAGAATCTATCTCATAAACCAAACTTCTTGTCGTATACATTTCGCGACGAAATGATTGCAGACGCAATCGAAAACTGTGTGATGTATGTGGACAATTTTGATCCAGGTAAATCAAGCAATCCGTTTGCCTATTTTACTCAGATAGTATATTATGCATTCTTACGCCGCATTCAGAAAGAAAAGAAGCAGTTATATGTCAAGTACAAGGCAACGGAAACTGCTGGTATTCTTGATGAATTTGAATTGAATGAAAATGAAGACGGAACTTTTAGGCAGTTTGAATTGTACGAAAACATTTCAGAGTTTATTGTAAACTATGAAAATGCTCGTAAAGAGAAAAAAGCCAAGAAAGCTGGACTAGAGAAGTTTGTAGATGAAGATAGCAATCCTCGGTGATACTCATTTTGGTATGAGAGGTGACTCGATCGCCTTTCATAATCATTATCGTGAGTTTTATACTAAACAATTTTTCCCATATTTGGTGCAAAATGGAATTACCACCATCTTTCAGTTGGGTGACTTATTTGATCGTCGGAAGTATATCTCTTTTCAGTCTCTTGCTCTTTGCCGTCGTTATTTTTTTGATATAATGCGAGACAAGAACATTCAGTTCTATACTTTACTTGGCAATCACGATATCACCTTTAAAAATACGTTGGAAGTAAATTCTCCGCAATTGTTATTGCAGGAGTATGAGAACATTTGCATTTATGATTCTCCGTCGTCTGATAAAGAATGGGGAATCGATATCATTCCATGGATCTGCAAAGACAACGAAGCAGAGGTTCTGGATTTCATAAAGCGCAGCAACAACCAAGTTTGTTTTGGTCACTTTGAATTGCAAGGATACAAAATGGATCAAGCAAGCCTTTGCCACGAAGGCATGGATGCTTCTGTACTGTCAAAGTATGATCTTGTTTTGTCTGGTCATTTTCATCATAAAAGCAACAATGGCAGCATCATCTATGTTGGAACTCCAGGTGAAATGACTTGGGTTGATTACAATGATGATCGTGGTTTCCATATCTATGACACTGAAACTCGTCAATTGGAATTCATCAAGAACCCGCTGAGAATGTTCTACAAGATCCATTACAATGATGATAATATGTTCTACAATGATATTGTCAATGCAGACTATTCACATCTTGCTGGCAAGTATGTAAAGGTTGTTGTTGAGAAACGTAATAATACATTCTTGTTTGATACATTGCTAGACACTGTCTCAAAAGTCAGTCCATTGGAATTGTCAGTTGTAGAAGATTTCGCATCAATCACGGACTCAGTGAATGTTGAAGTTGATCAGGCAGAAGACACAATCACAATCTTGAATAAGTATGTCGATGGGTTGTCTTTACCTGTAGAACCAGATAAAATCAAGACGGTACTGCGTGACGTTTACAACGAAGCGTTGTCGATGGAGACTGCGTGATTATATTCAAATCTGTTCGGTACAAGAACTTTCTTTCAACAGGAAATGTCTTCACCGAAATCAAACTCAATGAAAATGCGACAACGCTGATTGTCGGAGAAAATGGTGCAGGAAAGTCGACCTTTCTTGACGCAATCACATTTTCTTTGTTTGGTAAACCATTCCGCAATATCAATAAGCCACAACTTGTAAACTCAATCAACGAAAAAGATTGTGTTGTAGAAGTTGAATTTTCTATTGCAAGCAAGCGATACAAAATCATTCGCGGCATCAAACCAAACATTTTTGAAATTTATGTTGATGGCGAATTGCTAAACCAAGATGCCAAGAGCAAAGACTATCAAGAGCAATTAGAAAAATTGATTCTGAAGATGAACTATAAATCGTTCACACAGATCGTTATCCTTGGTTCAACTAACTTCACCCCATTCATGCAGTTGTCTGCTGCTGATCGTCGAGCAGTCATTGAAGACTTGCTTGATATTCAAATCTTTTCCTCAATGAATGTGATTGTTAAAAATAAATTACATGCTCTGAAAGATAACGCATCTCAACTCAAGATTCAAATTGATAACACACGCGATAAAATTGAACTACACAAAAAGCATCTTGACGAACTCAAGAAGAATACAAAAGAAATCGTCGACGCAAAGAAACAAGAAGTAACTGAAAACACGGCATCACTCTCTGAACTTGAAACCGAAGCGACAACAAAAGAAACTGAAATTGATAATCTATTGTTAAAAGTAGAAGACGAAGATACAACAACGAAAAAATTTAACAAACTAAATCAACTTGAAGCCAAGATTGAAGGGAATATTCAGAAACTCGAGAAAGACATTGAGTTCTATTCTGTAAATTCGACTTGTCCAACCTGCGATCAGGCTATCAATAACAAAGAAGAAAAAGTACATACGTGCAACTCTAAAATCACAGAACTAAACGAAGGTCTAAACAAACTGAAGGAAGAGAGTGATGCCGTTCTACACCGAATCAATACCATCAAAACAACACAAAAAGAACTCAAGACTTTTGAACAAGACCTTGTGCGGATTAATACTTCTCGCAAGCAGGTTCGAAACTACATTGCGAAACTTGAGAAGGAAATTGCTGAAATAGAAAGCAAACCAGCAATGAGTGATGAGTTCAAGGCACAATCAAAAGAGTTACTCAACGCACTACAATCATTCAACGAAAAAAGAAAAGAAGTATCTGAACAAACGCAAAATTATGATATTGTCGCGCAGTTGCTTAAAGATGGCGGGATTAAGTCGAAAATCATTAAGCAGTACGTTCCAGTTATAAACAAACTGGTAAATAAGTATTTGGCTGCGATGGATTTCTTTGTCAACTTCAACATTGACGAAGAGTTCAAGGAGACCATCAAATCTCGTCACCGAGATGATTTCAGTTATGAAAACTTCTCAGAGGGTGAAAAGAAGCGTATTGATCTAGCACTGTTGTTTACCTGGAGGTCGGTCGCCAAACTAAAGAACAGTGTCAATACCAATCTTCTCATCTTCGACGAGGTCTTTGATGGTTCTCTTGACATCAATGGTACTGAAGAATTTATGAAGTTGATAAATATGATGAATGACAATACAAACATCTTTGTGATCACGCACAAGTCTGATCAGATGGTTGATAAGTTCAAACACACAATTCGTTTTGGTAAAGTAAAGAATTTCTCACAGGTGATTTAACATGGGTAAATTGGTCAAATATTACAATGGCAATTTGATTGAGTATGATGTTCTCAAACTTGTTGATTTTTATGATCCAATCCTTCGGCAACCAACTACTCCATGGGTTCATAAAGATCATTCACCAAAGGAATGTGAGTATATTACATTCACACTCGTAGAAACGCTCAAAGAACTTGGTGGAGTTGGATTGTCAGCCAATCAAATTGGACTACCACACCGTGTTTGTGCTATTAACATGGGCAATGAAATCTGGACAATGTTCAATCCAGAGATTATTGACCATGGAATGGTGCCGTCAAAATATTCAGAAGGATGTTTATCATATCCTGGATTGTATATCAAAGCACCACGATATGATCACATCAAAGTTAAATTCCAAGCAGCGTATGGTCAAGATCTTGTTCAAGAATTTGATGGACTGACTGCTGTGTGTGTTCAGCATGAGATTGATCATTTGAATGGAATCGTTTATACTGATCTCATCAGTCCGATTAAATTAGAACAAGCCAAGAGAAAAGTGAAGAAGAATCTAAAGAATATGAAGAGATTCCAAATGCAACAAAGCATTCTTACTGCTCAACAAGAAATGGAAGTTGAGGAATCATCTCCGACAATTAAGATTCTAGACACTCCAGTCGACACACAAGATAAGCCACAGGCATTTGTGTATTCTACAGGTTGACGTAAGTTATTGATTTTATTCAGGTTTTAGCATGTTGTCTTTTCAGCCGTTTTGTTCGATAATGGTTCTATGAAAACGAATTTACAGGCTTCCAAGTCGATCCTCGCGAAACTCCTCGCGAGCGAGAATATTACAGTCTCGCACCAGAGCGTCAAGACAGCATATTTCGACCTCAAGAATCGCACGATGGTTCTTCCTGTCTGGAAGGACATGGACGGCGACTTGTATGACCTTCTGACTGGTCACGAAGTTGGTCATGCTCTGAACACTCCGCAGCAGGGCTGGCATAATGAAGTTGCTGCAACTGAAAAGAAATTCAAAGATTTCTTGAACGTCATCGAAGATGCGCGCATTGAGAAACTGGTCAAGCGCAAATTCCCTGGACTTTCCAAGTCTTTTGCGCGTGCATATGCGTCATTGTATGAGCGCGACTTTTTCGGCATCAAGAAACTCGAAGACCTCAACACTCTGAACCTGATTGATCGCATCAACCTGCGCTTCAAGATGGGTTCACATGTCATTGTTGAATTCAATGACTTTGAGCGCGAGATTGTTCGCGAAGTTGAGGCTGTTGAAACATGGGATCAAGTTGTTGATATTGCTCGACGTGTGTATGAGTACACGAAGCAGAATGAACAAAACAAGGTTCAGAATCAGCAAGACCTTCAAGAGCAGATGCGCAATGAGCGTCAAGAGAATCAAGAAGATTCTGGCGAGTATGACGATGCTGACGATGATTCTGACTTTGAAGATGACATCGACGGTAACGATGACTCTGACCTAGATGAAGAATCAGACGGCACTGACTCTGAAGATTCACAAGATCAAACTGAGTCTGATGAAGATGATTCTGACGACAATCAGCAAAGTTCTGGTGGTGACGCTGAAGAGCAGCAAGAAGATGACGATGAGCCGCAGTCTGTAACTGATCGCAATTTCCGTCAGCGTGAGCAGGAATTGGTCAACGAGACTGGCAAGATCTTCATGTATGAGTTGCCTGATGTTGTTCTTGAGAACATCATTCTTCCGAACACGGAAGTTGTGAATGATCTTGAGAAATTCTTCCGCGAGCAAGTTGCGGATCCGACTCGCACTTATGGCAAACACGGTATCTCATACGACACTGTTGTTCAAAAGTGTGTGCGCAAATTCAACACCAACAACAAGAAAGTCATCATGCATATCTTGAAGGAATTCGAGATGCGCAAGAAAGCCAGCGAGTATGCTCGAACACAGACTGCTCGCACTGGCGAGTTGAACATGAACGTGCTTCACAAGTATCGTTTCAGCAATGATCTCTTCAAGAAAATCACTGTCGTACCGAAGGGCAAGAATCATGGCTTTGTCATGTTTGTTGACATGTCTGGTTCGATGGGCGATATTATGCGCAATACGATTGAGCAGATGCTTGTGCTCGCTTCGTTTTGTAAACTTGCAAAAGTTCCGTTTGAAGTCTATGGCTTCAGCGACGACTGCTATGGTAACAGTAAGTTGCGCGAGATGGTGAACAAAGATCGTTTCGTGTCTAATCGTGCTGTTGACATGACGATGAGCAGCAGTTGGTTTCATCTCAAGCATCTGATTGGTTCTTCGTTGTCGCCTGTCCAGTATCGTCGTGCGTTCAATGCGATGTGCGTTGTTGCCAATGAGTATGGTCGTTGTTATGGATATATGCCCCAAACCAATCAGGATGAAGATCATGGTGGCTGGTCATATAGTTGGGATTCTTCTGGTTTTGGTTTGAATGGCACTCCGTTCCTCGAAACTCTGCTTGCTTCTCGTGGAATCATTACTGCATTCCAGAACAAGCATCAGTTGGATGTTTGCAACGTTGTGTATCTGACTGACGGTGAGGGTGGCAACAATCTGTCGTATCCTCCGATGAGCAGCGACTCTGGTTTCTATGACGATCGTCGCAAGTCTGTTGTCTATTTGATTGACAAAAAGACCAAGAAGAAAGTCAAGTTGCCAAATTTCCATTATATGCAACCTGCGATCACGGAGTTGGTTGCTGATGTGACTGGTTGTAAACATATTGGTTTCTATGTTGGCAACAAGAGAGGCATTCAGCGTGACATGAAGCATTTTGTTGCTGATAAGTCTCATGTTGAACAAGATGCTGCCAAGAAAACTTTCCGCGAGCACAACTACTTTGTTGTTGATCGTCTTGGTTATGACAAGTATTTCTATGTTGCTCTTCCGAGTAGCAACATCGTTGACGAAGAACTTGCTATCACCAGCAATATGAACAAGAACAAGATGGCTCGCGAGTTCTCCAAGACTGTGGGTAGCAAGAAGAGCAATCGCCTCCTCCTCACGAAACTCGCCGAAGAACTGGCGGTGGCGTAAGTTATTGATTTATATAAAGAAATACCGCTTTACTTTATAGTCGATTCGAGCGATAATAGTCTTATGATGAATAAATTTCCTAGTGATCTTGAAACGGTAGCGTTGCTTCAGTTTACTGAAAACGCTGGTGTGTATCGTAGCGTGACGCCTAATGGTGCTTTCACTATTGAAGTTGAGGGTGATGAGGTTCGCTTCATTCCCCACGGTGGTGACCCCAGTGAAACTGAAAAGTTTCGTTTGGTCCGCATTTAATTTTGTAATGTAAAATTGTGAGTGATATTGATATGAGAAAATCTTTTTACAGTGATCTTTCTTCGCGCATGGAAATTCTTGAGAAGTTGCATGCGCACTTCGACAAGGATGTGATCTCGTTGAAGGAATTGAATTCCTATTGCGAAAACAAGAAGAACGGAGTTGAGAATTTCCCATACTTTATTTTGCGCGAGCGCAAGGTTGGTCGTGGTCAATTCAGTATCGTTCTGAAGAATGTTGGTTGTGTGACTCCTGCTCCGAAGCAGACTGATGAAGTTCCTGTTGCTGCAGCCGCAATGGTTGCACAGGTTGTGAGCATTGCTTCTCGTCGTGCGCAAAATGTCACCGAGTCGTTTGTGCCTGATCGCAACGAAACGTATGTTCCGTTCGGCTTCTACAACGACATGCGTGACATCATCAAGTCGCGAATTTTCTATCCCATCTACATCACTGGCTTGTCAGGTAATGGCAAGACGATGATGATTGAGCAGGTTTGCGCATTCTTGAAGCGTGAATTGATTCGCGTCAACATCACGAAGCGCACCGATGAGTCTGATCTCATTGGTTCCTATGAGTTGGTTGATGGAAACACGATCCGTCGTGAAGGACCAGTGATCACTGCGATGCGTCGTGGTGCTGTGCTTTTGCTTGATGAGTGCGATCTCGGCACGGAAGATATTCTGTGCTTGCAGCCGATTCTTGAGGGCAAGCCATATTTCGACAAGAAGACTGGTGAAGTCGTCCACCCTGCTGCTGGCTTCAACGTGATTGCGACTGCAAACACGAAGGGCAAGGGCAGCGACGATGGTCGATTCATTGGTACAAACTTGCTCAATGAAGCATTCCTGGAACGTTTCGCCATTACTGTTGAGCAGGAATATCCTCCTGCCAACACAGAGCGCAAGATTCTTGAGAAGAATTTCGCTGTTCTTGGTATCACTGACACGACATTCATTGACCGTCTTATCACGTGGGCTGAAGTCATCCGCAAGAGTTTCTCGGATGGTGCGGTTGATGAAGTTATCTCGACTCGTCGTCTTGTGCATATCAGTAAGGCATTCTCTATCTTCAACAATCGTTTGAAGGCAATCGAGATGTGCTTGAACCGATTCGATAGTGACACCAAGAATGCATTCTTGGATCTCTACACAAAGGTTGATGCGGAGGCAACTCCTGCTCCTGCTCCTGCTGTTGTGGATTGGAATGATATAACGATTGAGCATAACCAATCGACTTTGTCTACTCGATTCTCATACAAGGGTGAGTTTGTGGAATACTCAGCAAATCAAATGCATGAGTTCTATACACAGGGTCTCACAGAGGAAGCCATCAGGGCACGAGTTCTTGATACTCTTAGCATCATTGTTGCGGCGAAGGGAGTGGAGTAATGGAACTGCAAGAAAAGGTGAATGTGTTTCTTGACAAACTTCGCGAGTCTGGTGCAACCAATATGTTTGGTGCCGCACCGTATGTCTCTGATGCTTTTGGTGTCAGCAAGTATGAGGCGCGAGATCTTGTGAAGAATTGGATGCAAACTTTTGCTGAGAGGCATCCACAATAGTTTACTTTTGCCATTTGTTAGTATATAATAAATGGTATATTACAAGGCATGCCCCAATCTTGTAATATTATTGAAGGGGTTTTTTTGGAGTATATTATATGTCAACTGCACTTAACTCGTTTGTCAATTATCTCGCCGATGGCAACAGCGTGACCTCACGTCAGGCTCGTTCGCTCTTCAAGGTTGAGAACGTTGCTGATCTTGCTTACCGTGCCCGCAACGAAGGTCTCTCGGTTTACACGAACCGTGTCACCAACTCGCGTGGTGAGAAGGTTTATGCGTATCGCATGGGCAATCCTTCGACCGCTTTCGAGAACTATCTCGAGCGTGGTCAAATTGCACGTGCTCGCAAGACCCTCTATCGTGATGCTATCAGCGTTGCGATGAACGCCTAATCTTGGCGAAACAAAACCGTTCTGGTTCTCGTGGGGGCAGTTCTTGCCCCCACAGTTTCATTTGGGGTTCGGAAAATACATAGGTTGCTTTTTATTTTGTTTGCATATATAATGTCATGAGCAGGAGGAGTTATTATGGCAAATATTATCATTGCAAAAACAAAAATTGATTGTGAGCATTTGCTTGGTCAGTTTTTGGATGAATCGCATTTTGATACTGTGATCAATGAAGACACAGATTGTTATCTTGGCAGTGAAGATGAAGACAACATTGCTTTCAAGTTCCGTAAAAATTATTTCAGCAAACAAGAACAAGATGCTGCATATGCTGGTCTAAGAGAAGCAGCCACACCAACTCAAAATCGTGGGCTTGCTGCTGGACCAAAAGGTGAGAAGTGCGGCGGTCGAGAATGGGCAACTGAATTTCAATTGCGTGTCTTTGATTTGTTGCAGAAGGAAGCAGAGAATACTGCAATCCAAGTTGAAATCAATGAAGAAATTGAAACTCTTCGAGAGCGATATAAAGATGTTGAATCAACTCGCGGACTTGTTTGGTTGTCTGCTCTTGTCAAACAAGATGAATTTAATTTTGAAAATTGGCTGAAGAAAGTTATCAAACTTTCTGTTGCTGAAAGAAAGAAAGAAGCGTTTGTAGTTGAAAACAAATATATTTCAGACACCACATATGCGAATCAAGTAAACTCTGGCATTGCTGGTTGGTTCGATCGTTATCCTCGCATTCCGTATGGTCGCGCAACTGCATACACACAACACTCTTATGACAAATTCAAATTGTCATTCCCATTTCTACAAACACTTGATCGTGGCTTTGCTGAGTTACTTCCACAACGTCATGGAGCACAACGTGCTGCGGCAGATAAAATCGATCCAGCATTCTTGGTTCCACAAACTGTATTCACTACAATTACAGTCAACAAAACTTTTAGAACAGCAGCACATCGTGATGCTGGTGACTTCTCAAATGGATTGAGCAATCTTCTCGTCCTATCAAACAACGGTAATTATTCAGGTGGATATCTGATATTGCCAGAAGTTCGTGTTGCTGTGAATGTACGACCTGGTGACCTCCTGCTTGTTAATAATCACGAGTACATTCATGGCAACACACCTATTGTCCTACAAGACGAAACTGCAGAGCGTGTGAGTCTTGTTTGTTATCTGCGTGAGAAGATGCTTGAACTCGGGAGCAAAGAGTATGAAGATCATCGATTTAATTATGTTGAGTCACGTCGAAAGAACCCAGAACACCCACTCCAGCGACGTCTTTGGAACGGTATTTCCGAAGGAATGTGGTCAGAAAAAGAATGGTATGACTATCTTGAGAGAGTTGGTGGGCGAGAGATGGTTCAAAAATACCACCCAGAAGCATACGAAAAAGTTTCTACCCTAGAAGATCTATTTGGTTAATTTATGTGCGCAGTCATTGGTGCTTATCTAGAGAAACCTTCCTCAAGTGATTTGAATACACTTGCTAATGTTATTCGCGAGTCTAGTATTCGTGGATTACATGCAACTGGTATTTCTTGGGTGAAGGGCGGTAGAATACACACATTCATATCAGCCACTCCTGCTGCTAAATTTCTAGAACACTTTGATCTGAATAAAACAATTGATGAAGATGGTAATTTGTATTTGATTGGTCATTGTCGTTATTCGACTTCTGATCTCAACTACAATCAACCTTTATGGAATGAGAACCTTGCAATCGTTCACAATGGTGTTGTGAGTCAAGAGATGCCAGAAAATTGGGAACGACTCTATGGATACAAATGTACAACTAAAAATGATAGTGAACTGATTGTCCATACACTCGAAGCCAAAAAGTCTCCACTTGTAGAATTCTCTGATGCTTCAATGGCAGTCATTGAACTTTATAAAGAAAAGAAATTGCGATTCTATCGCAATGGAAAACGACCAATTTACTTTACTTCTCTTCCAAATGGCGGTATAATTACTTCTACGAAAGACATTGCTGAACGTGTTGGATTGAACAACTCAATTGAGATTGGTATGAATCAGTATGTGACAATGGCAACCAAAACTTTTGTAAAAGAATATGTGCACATTGAAGGTGCTCTTGATTTACAGCCATGAAGTTTGCAACAAAAGAACAAGTTGAAAATCTAATCCAAGACTCGCCTGAAGGAAAGAATACGAAGTTTCTTTCTGCTTCACACAGTCTTTGGTTTCGATTCAAGAACTACGATAAATCTCCACCGATGATTCTTGAAGATGAAGGTAGGATTGTATCGCTCATTTTTGCAACTTTTAATCGCGACAAGTACACAAACCTCTATGAGATCGTGACGGCGGAAGGGTGCGAAGGCTTTGGGTATGCATCAAAACTTTGGGATGAATATGTAGATTATGCTGTGAATGTGCAGATGATGAAACGATTAAAAATCTCTTGCACTCCAAGTTCAGTTTCTTGGCACTTGCGTAATGGTCTTGTATTCTGGGCAGTGGATCCAACAGGCTCATTGAGATCTGATCAGCCGTTGTTTAAGAATCGCGAAGAGCAGATGATGTTCCGCAATCTCGCAGTGGATGATCCTACAATTGCTTTGCCAACGGATATTAAAGTAATTGAACAATTAAAACGCGAATCATTGGAGTCACATAAGTTTGGTGCAAAGAAAAAAGCAGCAACTGAAGAAGCCATTGCAAGAGTTGGTCAGTACTGGTTGCGCGATGCACTCTTTAAAGAAGTTGATTTATTTGCATGAATTTAGAACGTCGTGAATTGTTTATAAAATGGTATGCGTGGTCGATGCAATTTGGCGACTGCGATCCTGCCATTTGGATGACCAATTATCTCCATAAACGATATGAACACAACGACGAAGAAAGACTCTGGTTTGCATGGCTGTATGGCAACACCTATCAATTACCAACTGCATGGGTCTTGAAAAGCGAATTTCCAGACTATGAACTTGCTACCGTAGATCGTATTGAGTGGTGGAACACACAAAACTACAAACGTTTACGATATCAAACAGACACAAAGTGGAACAAAGGTCATTTGCCAGCCATGTTCGAATCTTATCAAAAATTTATTGGCAAGAAAACTCAACGTGAAGTGTTGGAGAAATATTATGGAGACAACCAAAAGCAAACTTTCGACAACCTTTGGAATAATCTTAAAAACTCTCTTCATAAATTTGGTCGTTATTCCACTTGGTTTTACCTTCAGCACCTTTGCCATACTGCTGACGTTAAGTGCGTACCTACTTCTCTCATGCTTGACGATTATTCTGGGTCTCGCTCACATCGTAATGGGCTTCATCTTGCCCTCGGCGAAGATAACAAATACGATTCACGACTTACTTCTGGCGAGTGCGATGACCTTGAAAGTAAAGCGAAAGAAATACTCGAAGAAACAAGAGACAGATTTCCTAGTCTAAAGAATCAGATTGATTTTTTCACGATGGAAACTTGTCTATGCTCATTCAAGAAAATATTTCGCGAACATCATGGAAGATAT